GCTTTACCAGCACCTCTTACTAAAGAGCTATACCACAACCCAGGGTTTCCAGCCGCACTTCCCCCCGTTGCAAAACTCAACTGACTGCCCGTAATACTCAATTTGCTATTTGTATCCGTTACCGTCCTGGTTCCCCCAGTCGGTTCAGCCGAAGTGCCATTGACTGCTCCTGCGGCCCGGTCAGTGGTGAACTGGTCGTTTAGGGTGTAAGACAAGGTAGAAGTCCACGAAGTCAAATCAGTTTCAAACCCACTATTAAGTAGTTTATTATCAGGTTCAGGTGAGTAGTGGTCGTACTTTACGATGTTAGTGTTGTGTTTGATTGACCACTTCTTGGCACCTGCGGTATCACGCATAGTTACAGCATCGGTATTGACGGCTTCACTCACATCATTGTTAGGGTCAAAGGAGTCTTGAATGCCCGCAGAAAGTAATTGATTGAATTTCTTAAACGACATAGTTATACATCTTTAGACTCACTGTAATTAGTAGTGGTCTTTAGATAGTCGTACATGGGTTTCCTAACTGGTACTACTTTTTCATCTATTGGCAAAACTACCTTGCGAATATAGATAGGAGGTTTGCCCGTAGTCTTAGATAACGCATCACAGTAAATACCTATTCTTAAAGTAATAGTCATGTCAGTATAGTTAAAGTTAGCTTCAAGTATTTTGTGGTAGGCTTCCTTAAAAGACGCTCCGTAAATTGATTCCCAGTTGTTTTGTATAGCCATATTATGTTTTTTCTCCTGTACTTAATGTTTTTTTAGTAGAGTCTGTATATGTTAAGGTGATCGTAGATACGGTCGTGCCCCCAGAACCCCCAGTCTTAAAGACAAAAGTATCCGTAGTTGACCCTGATGTGTAAATGAAATAGTCATAGGCGGAGGGTAAAAACCCCGCTATTCCTTGAAGGAGGGTAGTTTGGGTATCTTGTTTGGTGGAGGTAGAGGCTCCTGTAGGAAGTGAAATAGTTATTGCATCCATCCCAACTACATGAACGGTCAACCCTCTTGTGGTCGGATCATATTGAAATGATCTTATGGACGATGCAGTATCGGTAAGACTGGACGTACCGCCTATAGCGGATATAAAATTCTGATCCTTTGGTAAAATTCCGGCGGTCATATAAAAATACCTAGCTACAAGCTAGGTAAAGTCCTTTTATTCTATTATACTACACCTAAATATCTGATATATAACGATCTACTTTTATACGATCCTGCTTTAATTTTTCCTCTTTTACCTTCAACATTTTACCTAATTCCTGCATCCCTTCCTGCTCTTTCTTCATATTTTCATAGTCGGTCAAAAATACTTCTTTAGCTTTGTTTACTTCCTTTTCTTTATTATCTAGAGTAAGTTTATTCTTTTTATATTCCTCAATAGACCTGTCTAGTTTTTCCCGTTCAATAGCCATTCTTTGCCACTCAGTATCTATCTTCTCTTGTTTATGTTTCAAATCCGTTTCATTTCTTGTAATATCTTTATCCCTCAACTCTATAGAGGACTTTTTATTTAGTAACACAGATTCACGATTTACAAGAGATTTTTCCCTTGCGTTAAGAGAATTTTCTTTATCAGTCAATTCTATTTGTTTTAACTCTAAATTAGACGTAAATTGTTCTAAATTAACGATCTCGTTTGATAAAGCCTCAGTAATACCACGGATTTTCTGTAGGTCCATATTATACTTCAATAAGTTTATATAACTCTTTTAATCTTTTCTCCTTATTCTTATTTGCAGGTAGATTGGCCCACAACATTTTCGTAGCGAGTTTCTCTTTAAGAAGATCAGCGACATAATCGGGAAATTCTTTTATCTCACCGGCCTTTAGGACATGGTATTCAGGATGAGGACCAAATTTATCTACCCATGTTTCACAATCATCTAACGTCGGATTGTAGATCGACTTCATTGTTCATCAACCTTCTTTTCTAATTCGCTGAATGCGATAAGAAGCTCAACGAGAGTATCTGTCTTAATCTTTGCCGTTATACCCCCCGTTGAAGCTATGTCATTTATTTTCGTTCGTAAATTATCCGGTGTTACCCGAACTCCCAAGAAACGAGATACTGATAAAAATAAATTATCCGTTATTTGCATGTTTTGCCTCCCTCACCTTGCCCCACATATTATACAAATCTATATTTAACTTTCCTAAATCATAAAGTTTATGACAACTAACACATAGAGGCGCAAAGTCGTCTATAGAAGTTTTATACATTCCGCTTATATTAGCCCAATGTCCTTTTTTGTTAATTCCACAAAGAAAACATTTTTTAACTTTTCCATAGTATTTAATTATTCTTCTATGTAATCCATTATATCCAACCTCATCACCTTTCCATCTATAACTATTCTCTTTTGCAATACTAGGCATTTTTTTCCCCTTGTTCCAAGATGGTTCCCCCAATTTAGAAAGACCAGATATATTATGCCATGATTTAATACCCTTATTATTTTTCATCCACGTTTTTTCTTTCATAACTTTACTCATGTTATTTTTGTATTCTTCAGTTCTAATATAAACACCAGATGGCATTATTTATTCCTTTCTTTTCATGGATCTTGCCTTAGCCATATTCTCAATTCTCTGTTGTTTTATTCGTTCTTTACGGCTTTCCTCGGTTTCAGGGGTATCTTCCTCCACTTTTACAGTTTGACCCCCTTCTGGGGCATCCTGTGAGGTCACAGCCTTGGTTTCTAGGTCAATTCCTGCATCAAACGTATCTTTTACATACTTTTTATCCTCTACTTTCTCCTTATTTCCTCCTACTCCATACTCTTGATAGAGTCCACGGTTCAAAATAGCAACAATCTGATCCCGCTTACTCATCATGTTCTTAAGATTTCTTGATTCAAAACGTGGTTGCTCCGTGTGAAGATCCATCTTGGAGAATCCTTTGTCCGTTCGTTTTTCGTTCTCCTCAATAACCGCTTTATCAGACTTAATTGTAATAATCTTCTGACTCATCTCTTCAAAATACTTTACCGCCACATAAAGAGGAACGATTGCTTCCTCTTTAGCCTTAATAGTCCATATTTCAGGACTCACCGCAGCGTTTAAGACAACCTGCTGATCTTGATTGGTAGGATTATAGACTCTATATAAATCTCTCTTTTTACGCTCTAGTTCCGCACGTTGAATATCTGCTGACTTTCTTGTTTTATCTATGTTTGTTTCTTCCATATCAGTTTACCTTATTCGTTTCATCTGCATATACGGCGATAATAATAGGAGGGTGAATGATAAGCGATCCTTTGCCTGTCCGTTCAATTTCAGACTGTTGCGTTCCGAGAAGGATTCCTTTTTCTTTCAAAAAATCATTAAGAACTATTTGGGCGCTTAGTTTTCCTTCGGGGATTGGTTTTCTTGAAGATTCATCCATAGGTAAATTCCTTTCTTTTCTTTATTATATCACACCTTAACTAGACTGTGGACTTACTGCTGAATTTGCGCTCAACGGACGCCATACGAGAAAGAATTGTATCTTGCCTGTTGTGGGTTCAGTCGTTGTCGTATACACATATTCTATATCCGTATTCGCTCCATTTTTTGCAACAATGACGAAAGGGGAAAAATAAAGCGTTTCAAGAGTAGTCGGCTCTGATACCCGTTCTTGAGCAGACGTAAGAAGTGTTACGGCTGCTGCTGCCAACCCTTTTTTCACAAGAATAGAGCCAACTGCAGCGCTTGAAATAGTCGTACCAGTACTTAACGTAATATCCGATTGAGCAGTTTGATCGTTAAGTCTCAAATAAGCTGCGGTATGATTCGCTCCGACTACCGTAGTAATGACTCCATAAATTTGAAGAACCTCAACTGATCCGGTAATTCTAAAAAGTGGCTCTACCTTTGTTTCATTGGAAGCATCAAGCGTTAAGAATGCCTGACTCTTAAATCCGCCTATTCCGAGGGTAACACCATTATCATCTCTATGCTGTATACGATCTGTCATACAGATATTATATCACATTAAGAAGGGTCGTATTGTTTGTGAGATTGATATACCCTGGAAACTTGCTTAATTTCCTTTTTTTTTGGGCTGTTTTGCTTCTTTTTTAGGAACAACGTCTTTATTTTTCATATTATGATGCTACAGCCATCAATCCTGCGGTTGCGGCGGTTGCAACAAGCATATTTCCTGCGGTATAGACATTTGCGAAATTATCTGCCCAATCTGTCGCTCCTAAAAGCCATGAATCAGAAAGAATAATTGCTCCACCTAATGATGCGGTAAGTGCCATCGCTACCGTCATAGTGGTTGCAGCTGACGCTATAGGGTTGATAAAGAAACAATGGTCAAAAATCAAGTGTCGATCCATATCCTGTGCGGTATCTGCACGAACAAATAAATGTCCGGCATCATCTGCATAGCCTGTAATAATACAATCTTTGAATGTATTTCTTTGTGCCGGACCGTCAATCTCAATTTCTACGTTTGAGGTTGATCGGGCTATCGTATCAAGACCAATATAACACCCGTCAAACATATTCTCGTCAGCATCAGAAAGCCAAAGAGATTTAGCATCAGCATCATCCCCTGCTGTTGCGTCACCAATACCTGCAAAATGAACAGCACCGAAATAATTTCTGTCTCCTGTTACCTTACAAAGAACATTGTTATCAACAAATGTTCCAAGCTGGATATTCACAAATCTATTTCCGGAACCGGAAATAGTCAAAAGTGCTACCGTTGTCGTTGACTGACTTGCTGTATCCCAAAGAATACGGGCACGAGGAGAGACACGAGTTGGAGCAGGAGCACCAACAACAGATACAAGGCTCTTTGAAAAAGTTACCAGTCCACCTGTCAGAGCTGCTGATTCATTTGTTCCTGATCCTGATCCTGTTCCTGCGGGAGCGACAATAATCATGTCATAATTATCAGTCGTTACTGCGTCGTGAGCCTTATACAAAGAAGCATACGCTGTCTTAAATGACCTTCCGCTTCGTCCTGAGTCTGCGCCATTGACTCCATCAATATAGATAACCTTGTTAATCAAGGGAATTCCGTTAGAGAAAGCGAGGTTTTGCGGAAAAACTTTTGCTCCAAATCCGAATGCCGGTGTGTAATTTTTTGCGTCCATAATTGTATGTCTATCCTCGCCAAAGCGGGAGTCAACATTATACTCTACCGATCTATCATCAGATAAACCAACTGGTACTCTGTTTCAACTCCACCCTGCGGCCCCTGAATACCAAGGAATCCATCTCCTGCAGCTCCAGTGTCTACCGTTCCTGCGGTTTCATCACCTGTTACTAATGTTGCACCGACTCCTGATGTCTCATCCTGCCATACTGAACATGCTCCCCACGTTTGTACCCATCCATAATACAGTGTCGTCAATGCTACTGTTGGCACTCCCGTTGCAACATCAAGGTTGTCTGATCCTGGTCCGATAACAATGTCATCATATCTATTCTTAACAAGATCAACATTCACTTCTGCCGTTGCACCTGCCGTATCAATGGCTTCTTTTAGTACGAATGTTCCTGCTGTTGAAGCGGTGATTGCATCATGTCCTTCAATTGGGTAGGCTCGGCCTTCACCGGTTCCATCTTGAACGACTAACCAACCATCCTGATAATCATCTGCGGATGCTGCCCCTGTTCCGATAGTCACACTTGCCTTTTTATCCCCTACCGCCGGAGCAGTTGCAAAGGAAAGATTAACCCGTTGTGCGTCCTGATCTGCACTTACTGTCATTACTCCTCGTGCGATATTCGATCCACCTGCCCGTGCATATTTCCATACACGGCCCGTTGAGTCCTCAGTCAAGCTATGACCTAATTCTATAAGTCGTACTGTTCCTGTTTCTGTAATAACTGATGGTGATAATGTGTTCATATAATTTTATTCAATTACTCAATTCCGTCTATATTATATAGTTGTCCATTTCTACGTGGCTCCCATGCACCGACATTTCCAACTATTGCAAAGTATGCGACGGTTCCAAGCTGAGTGACTAAACTTTCATCTTTTCGATAGAACCATCCAACTGGTGAAGGAGGCATATCAACCATCGCTGCGGATGACTCATATCCTGCACCTTCTGAAAGACTTACTTTCTCATACCGATCCTTCAAGCGGGAAGGAACTCTGTCGTTTCCAAACCATCCATATGTTCTTTCATTCAAATCATACATTGCCTCTGCTTTTGCACTATCATCTTTAATGATAGCTACGTTGCGATAGAACATTGTGGTAAATCCTGCCCGTCCACCAAACTCCCCAGGAGCCATAACCTCAAGACCCCGAAGCGGAAGTTTCGGCATCTGATTAGCGTTAAATTGATTCTGCAGGAACGGAGTCAAAAGCTCTTCAATAAAGCTCCAGACTGTTTTTGTCGTTACCCGAATCGTCGGTGATCCTTCAAGTGATCCCGATGCGCTTACCGCATCATCAAGAGTAGAAATTTTTGCAGCAGTAATAACGGTACTTGCGTCCGTATATGTCCCTTTAAGAACCGTATAAGTCGTCTTGGACTGTCCACCAATCGTTGTTTTTAGCGTTCCGTTGTCTGCGAATGAATCAAGACCTTCCGGCTGATCTCCTGTACCTGCTCCAAACACCGCTGATCCTATCTCCTGAGTCACAACTGCCGCCGCTTCTTTATATTTGAAAGATTCAAGATCAATAACTGAATTATCCCCGTCATTGGCAAAATCTTCAAAATCAATCATCGCTTTCGGCTGTACTCCCATTGTTCTACCATAGGAAAGAACGATAGTGTTATTTGTTGCAGACGCAGAAAGCTCTTCCCCACCGCCACCTAACCAACGAAACTGATTATCACGGGCATGAGTCACGGTAAAATCTTTTGTCTTACCGGAAAAACTTTTACCCATACCTAAAAGGCGGGATGCGTAAGTTGTGGAAACTAATACGTTATCAACTACTTTTCTGTAAAGATCACGATCTGAGAAGTTATCAACACGGTTAGAAAATTGGATTCCGTCGTATGCCATATATTTTTATATAAAAAAACCTCGCTGTTTGCGAGGTAAATTCCTTACTTACTCAATACTACACCTAAAAATAATCCTTTGTCAATAGATGTATTTAAGGCTAATTATACTTACTCTTCACTAAATCCTCAATATTTGCTTTGTGTAATTCTTCATATTTTAATGCCCCTGTTTGAGCAATTGTTCTTCCCCCACCAGATATAGGAGTAGTTGCACCAGCTACCGTATCGGTCCGTAGTATGTTTGGATTTTCGTAAAATACTTCTTTTAATGTAGGAACATAGTCAATTCCTTTTTCCTCATTCTCTTTAATAATCTGTGACAATTTCGTAAGAATACGAACTTTTGCTAAATTACCAGGATCATTCTTATCATCAGGATTGACTATTTTAGGCACTCTCCCTGACTCTGCCAATTCAGTATATTGATTTTTCCACAATGTCTGAAACCGCTGCGCCCCTTCACTCACTTGTTTTTCTCGTTCCTCAGTAGCAGTTTGTTCTTCTTTTTCCCGCTCGGTTAATACCTCTTGTGTTCCTTTTCGTGCATTGTCCTGAATAAACTTTGCCAACTCATCAGGATCGGTAGGAAGTTGTTTCTTCTCTGCTTTTGTAAGACCTAATGCTTCTCCAATTTTCTCAAGCACAGACTTTTGTACCTTTTCAGCTACCGACGTTTCAATCTCGGTTTTGATACCACTAAAATCGGGCGCAACCGGTTCAACAGGAGCAATAGGTTTCTCTGGGGTAACAGGTGTTACTGGTTCCGTTGGTTTCTCTGGAGTAACAACTGCATCTTTCGATAAATTCCCTATATCGTCTGTCATAAGCGTATTATATCACATCTATAAAATTATGTGTGCATCTCTTTGTGCATTGCCTCTTTTGCCTTCTCTACGCTAGTTATTGTTCCTTTATTTTTTGACGCATAGAAAATTTTCTTACCTTTTTTCATTCCATATTCTTTCATCATAGAACTCATAATTTTAGAACCCTTTTTTGTAAGTGGCATACTACCTCCCAAATAATTTCTTAATTCCTCCCATAGCCTTTTGAATCATATTCTGCCCTCCGCTGGGTTGAGTAGCTATATTTGTAGTATCTACAGGACTAGGTATCATTGCGGGAGTTTCAGGAGCCACAGGAGAAACCGGCGGGATAACACCAGTTGATCGTGTTACCTGTTGAGCCAAAGCGGTTATATCTTTCCCTAATACAACCTTCTCATACCAAAGAGCTGGGTTTGAGCTATATAAATACAAAGCCTCTGCTCTCCCTTGCGGATCAGGAATGTTAAGGTCTTTGTAGTAGTAATAAGGATCAATCATTTGTAATGATGCCATGCCCTGTGCATTTCTCTCAGCTCGCAACTTATCAGTCGTTGAAGCCTTAACAACAACCTCCATTCCATCGTCTATAGAATCATTCGTAAGCCTTAGATGAAGATATTTACCCTCCTCAGTCCCCGCTATACGCTTAAAATGCTCCTCTGTATAACGAAGTTTCATCATGTGTAAACGTGCTTTTATCGACTCTGTAGATACAAAAAGTATAGTATCGTTTACTAAATCATCATTCTTCGTAAAATCTGCCTCCCGTGATATTTGATTGGTGGTTGCCACATCTGTCGTTATCTCACCCCTTGTAGCCCCATGTGCGCCTACTTTGGCAAACACACGATCCCTTCTATCACGAATATGGACAAACATTTCGCCAGGAGGCATGACAGGCTGGATAAAATCATGCACAAGTCGTGGATTTCCTTTTACCACCACGTCAACATTAGGATTATTCATGTCCATTTTCTTTATATTCTTTTTATCAACGCCTGAATCTGATCCCCATATATGTTTTCCTTTATGGTGTTTCACCATAAAATCAGTCTGGCGCTCTACATCATCTATAGACTTTTGAAGTGGTATAACCTGTTCAATACGGGACGTTTCATCTATCGCACTCCGAAGAAATTGATCGAACGTCATAAAAATAAAAGGCTTTTTAGGATACTTGAAGTAGTTATTAAACACTTTCTTAATCTCAAATCCTTGGGGTTGTTGACCTGTAAGTGCTATCTGTTCCATCATATCTGCTGAAACAGGCTGACCGTTCAACGTAGTTACATTGTGACCTTCGTAATCCCAATTTGGATTTTTACTCTTGCCAAGCAATACTTCTTTAGAAAGTTTCCACGTTACACCGGACGTAAAAGTAAATTTAGGATTCTTCGGATCAAAGTCTTCATCTTTATCAAACCAATCATACCAACACTCGGCAACTTTAACCTTTTGAGCCATCAGTACATCTTCATTTGAATTTCCCGATAAAATAGGATTGTGCTTTGCCACCTCTTTCTTAATTTCTTCCTCTTTATCTGGAAATAACATGGACCACTCTTTCGCAGTCTTTTCTACATAATGAATGATAAATAACATTTCGTCAGGATTTGATGTTATAGCAGTATGATCTAAAAGAATATTATCAGGGTTTATTACTTCCTCAACGATATCGCCCATATCTTTTGTAGCATCCCACCGATACTTTTTGGCTGCGATAAGGTAAATAGGCATGTGCTTAAACATCATACCCAAGTCTTTTTTGTTTTGATCGCTATCTATATATTTATCAAAAAACTTCGTAAGGAGTTCTGCGGTCATTTCTCGTTCCTCACTCTTTCCAATTCCCCCAGCCTTAACAGTAATATCAGGCATCTTTGATACTGCGAGAGATTTTAAGATACCCTCAAATTCATAAATTACGTTATCCAAAAACTCTGAATCGTATTCTTTCAATTCTTTCCCTATGAGTTGTCTGCCAAAAAGATACTTAATCAATTGTGCTCTTCGATTCTTCAAATTTATTTCAGGAGAGTTCCAGTGTGTTGTGGCTTGTTTCTCTAATTCACAAATATAGGTCAACAATTTTTTATCATCTATCTCTATGTTGAGAGGAGAAAGTGTCGCTAATACACCTGTTTCTGCACTAAAACGGTTGGTACTATTTACTTCCATATTCGTATTATACATCATGAATGCTTTGAATTTTAACAATTCCTAAAAACATAAAATGCGTTCTACATAAAGGATTGATACACAAATATGATGATCCTGATAGTATTTCCGACTTATTTTGATATCCTACCACCTTATCATCACTAAAATAAAGCTGAGGAGCCTGACAATTGAAACAATAATATGTCTTAACTGGAATATTTTGGAAATACTGATCCTGTATCCAAAATTGGACCTCATCCCCATGTTTTTCTACTTCCCGAAACGAATATTGAATATTATATCCATAATCCATGCGTTGAGGACGAATCATTACTTGTGGCGTTTCTGTTGAGTCAAACCCAGGATAAATTGCTGAAATATCTCCCTGATATTGCGTTGTAATATTTTTCGTGTAAGGACAAAAAAACATTTTTAACTGTTTTTCATCCTGCGCCTTCGTATACAACACCGTCAATACATTCTGTCCCCTTATGGTACGATAAGTCATATAATTTTCTTTAATAAATCAGGCTCATCAGCTCCGAATAAGTCTTTTTCCTCATCGATATTTGTTCTCTCTTTTTCTATTTTACCACTTTCTACCGTGCCCACCTTTGCATCTACCCAGGGAATAAAAGGAAGCCCAAAGCTAGCGCTATCAATTGCATGGTCATCAAGTTTTGTATTTATATCTTCAATATCCAATTCATCCGGCTCCATTTGAGGGATTGTTCGTATAAGATTCGGACAATCCTTAGTTACTATCCAATAAGGCTTTCCATCGGGAGCCATGCGCATCCAGTCCATCATAGCCGACCAACGGCCCTTTCTATTTTTACTTCCCTTCTCAAACGAATATACTTTCCCCTCTAATTGAGTGAAGGCCTGATTAAACTGCTTTACGATAGATGCTGAACCGTCATTTGTTATATTAAACATCGTATTATCAACATAGATATGGTCAACGGAATCTGAAAATATATCAAACTGCTCTCTTTTTCTCATAATAGTTTTCGCCCATTCCGAAGGTGTTTTCCCTGGTCCATATAATTCCGCTATTGTATACACACGATTAAAATTCAATCCGTTATATTTTTCTTTCACTACTAAATGTGCTAACCAGCAAAATGGAGCTGATATACCCCAGTCCATTGTTTCCACGATAAACGCTCCTTCAAACCCCTTGAAGCTGTCCTGCGATACATGCGTTCCATAACTCCATGTAGGAAAGAACCTTCCGGCACTTTGTTCAAAACTTGCCATGTACTCCTGGTTAAACCATGCTATCCTTCCTTTCTCAACGGCCTCTGCTCTCTTTTTATCTATAAACTTTACAAACGATTCTCTCTCATAACTTCCTTCCGACCATGAAGCATTATCATAGCTGGTAAAATGCCATGTTTCCCATTCGTCATCTTTTTTTATATTCTTTCCAAAATCAGGAATTACTCCTTTATGATCTCCCTTGAGGGCAAAATCGTGAAACCAATTAAGTCCTTTGGGTGTTCCTATATACATCATCCGGTGATTCGGAGAATCTGCAAGGGCAGGTTCAATAGTGTCAAACGCTTCTTTTTTTACGTCGGCTACCTCATCCCATCCGATGAAGTCTAATCCTGATCCCCGCAAAGAATTAAAATTATCTGACCCCTTTAGTCTCACCCATGATTCCGTATTCTTGAAATAAAGAGACAGCTCTGACTTATCTGCTTTACAAACTCCGGCGTTAATATATGGTATAAAATACTTGGTGATATCAGGATCAATCCAGTACACTTCCTTGGCCTGACGATATAAAGGGAGAATGATCCACGCTACTTGTCTTGGCACCTGAAGAGCTAACGCTATGGCTTCGTTAAAAAGAAGGGCTGACTTACCGAATCTTCTCCCACCCACTATCGTTCTATAGCGAGCTTTTGACTCATGGATAAGTCGTTGATTTGTGTGGGGAGTATAGAGTTTTATTGATTCCATTCATTTTTCAAGTGATTTATCTATAAGTATTGTTAAATTACCGTTTATCTCAGTGTCGCTTTTATCTCTCCAACCCATAACATTTTTAGCTGTAAATACGGCAAATGGTTGAGCATATAATCCTTGTAGTCCATTCGTTACTAAAAGATTCTCCTGACATTCCTTTGATCTCTTTATAGCGGCGGAAAATTCTTTGTGATCCTTAGCCCATTGATTCAATGTATCTCTATGAACACCTATCTTAACGGCAAACCCTGCCAATGTAGGAAGATCAGAAGGAATAAGCTTAATTTCTTCTTTCGTTGTCCCGTCTTTATATGTTGTCACAACTGGTGTTTCAAAATGAGGCTCTATATCAAAATAATCAATAATCTTCTTGCAATATTTAGGATCGTATTTTGTTGGAGCACCAAGATGAACTTTTTTTGTATTCGTATTTGATTTCATATAATTTCCAATTGAGTCTACCTCACTAGGGAATCAGTATAATAAGACTCCTCAAATATTATACGCCGTTAGCAACGTAAACTCTGGCCACTAGTACCTACCAAGACCAAAATGGTGTTTGGATATACATAGAGTGGCTATTCATCTACTCCCCCCATAAGTTTTTCTGTATCTTCTTCTTCAGCTTTTAACCGTGGGTTATTTTCAATTCTCAATTCTTCTGATGTCGGACGCTCTACCGTTCCTATATCAACAGTATTATCCTCAATGATTGCTTTCGTATATCCTAACTGTGGAAGCATGTAGTGGCGTACAACAGAGTTTCTTGTAGAAAGAGGGAGATCGCTATCAAGTATTTTATCTATAACTTCCAAAAATGTAGTCTTTCTCTTTTTTTGTTTCATATTTTATCTGTAAGAATAACTCCATATTTTTTAAATGATCGAACGTTCTCATCTTTGATCCAGCAACACTTTTTATATTTTTTACCTGATCCACAATAACAAGGTTTGTTTCGATCACATCCTTTTAATATCATAGACCCTCCACCCTATAATCGTTTTTTGGCTTGTCGCCGTATATCTCTCTGGATTTATTTTTTGCGTTCTCCAAAGTTTTATGCGCACGGGTCATATTCCCATAAACGTACTTACTTTTCTTGATATCTTTTTTTGTTACTCCGTAAAGTTTATCCGTTCCCCAAGATTCAACATACTCACGACTTAAAACACCATTAACATACGGCTGATACATCTCCCCTCCGTATTCTTTCCGTTGATTTTTAGTACTTGGACTAGCAAAATCATAGGTAACTCCTTGGGTTGGTTTTGGGATAGTGCTATCCTCATTTTGGCAATTATTACAAGGCAATACTCCATATTCAGCATCTTCACTTGCTTTATTCTTTCCACATCGAGGGCATTTCATTATCCCTTCTTTTCTTCAATAATAACTGATGCGCCATCTGAAGTAACAAGAAGTATTGCAACTGATATAGCGCTTCTTAATGCTTCACTAACAACAATGGCAGGATCAATAATACCGGACTTTATAAGATTTTTTGTTTGTGCATCCGTTACATCAACTCCCCAACCGAAAGGCTTATCTTCCAGCTTCGCCATATAGTACCCAGGGTTCAATCCTGCATTTAGAAGAAGTTTATCAAACGGTTTTTCTAATGCACTTTTAAGTATTCTAAACGCATATTCCTCATCCGTATTTGTAAATTTTAATACGTTTCTCGCTGTTAATAAAACCACTTCACCACCAGGGACAATACCACCCTTTATCGCCGCTTTCGTAGCAAGAATGGCATCATCCACCCGTTCCTTCCTCTCGTTCATTTCCAACTCCGTAGAGCCACCAGTCTTTACTACATATACCCCACCGGTCATTTTAGAAAGACGCTCTTTTAACTTCTCGTGATCTAAGTCTGATTCGGGATCTTCCAATAAATGACGTATAGATGCTATTCTGTCCTTTATCTTTTTAACTGTTCCCTTGTTTTCCAATATAGTCGTTGAGTCTCTGCTTGATTTCACTGTTTCTGCATATCCTAAATACTCAAGAGTAATATCTTTAAGTTTTTTTCCCGATGCTTCATCAATAACCATTCCCCCGCACATAGTTGCAATATCCTCTAACATTTCCCGTTGATATTTTCCAAACGAAGGAGACTTCACACAAAGAATGTTCATCATTCCCTTTCGCTTCGTTTCAATAAGAGAAGCCAGCGCCGTACCTTTTACATCTTTTGCTATAATAAATAAATTCCGTATATTATTTGGTTTTAATACATTCTCAACAAACGGCAAAAACTCATAGACATCTTCAATTTCCCGTTCTAAAAAGAGAATATGTGCATCTTTCAGTGTTGCCGTAAGGCTTCGTGGATCAGTAATAAAGTATGGAGAAAGAAACCCATGATCTATAGATATGCCCTCCTGATGTTCTATGGTGGTTTCATGTGATTTTGACTCATCAGCAGTAATTACCCCGTCGACTCCTATTTTGTGATATGTTTCACCAATCATTTTTCCCAAAATCTCATCTTCACTGGAAATTGTTGCAATCTGTATTTTTTCCTGTTCTGTCTGAATTGGTTTTGATAATCTCTGTATTTCGTTGAGTAATAAAGTACGTCCTTTTTCTAATCCATTCGTCAATGACATGGGGTTTATCCCACTATCAATCAAAATCATAGCTTCACGGGCTATCTCATAACCCAATACAATCGTCAGTGTTGTTCCATCCCCTACTTTGACCGCCTGTTGCTCTGCTGCTTCCCGAATAATACTTGCACCAATTGCTTCAAACTTATCTTCCGGTGAAACAAATCGTGAAACTTTAAGACCGTCATGGAGAATCTCTATATCAAAACCTTTATTGATCGCTATATTCCTTCCTCGTGGTCCTTGAGTAGCTGATACTAAATTAAAAACCTTCTCTGCTCCTCTCATAATAGCTTCACGGGCATCTTTTGTATATTTTAAGTCTGTGTAGTACATATTTATTTATCTAATATAACTAATATTCTATTAAATGGGGATACGATAAATTCATGTCGTGGATCACCATCATATAATGTCTTAAACGACTCACATCCTGCTATACTATATAACACAAAATCACCAACCTTAACTGGTGATTCTAATTTTATTCCATAATCAGTTATTTTTGATGGACCAATAGCAACAACCGTTCCTTTGTGTGGCTTATCTATAGGGTCTTGTACCGCAATATATTGACTCTTATTATCTTTCTCTAATGGGTCAATAATTATATATCCCGAAGTTGGTTGAAGTTTTTGGGTAATTTCCTTCATAAGTATATTATATCATATCATAATCCTTTAGGTATATTTCAAAGTTTTCTTCGCTTTCTGATAAATTTTTTGTATTCTCTTATGTTCTTTCCAAACCTCATCCGGCGTGATCTGTTGATCGGCCCCATGGCAACAATCCGATCCCATACATCCCGTTGCTTCTCCCCGATAACGATAGCTTTTATGACAATGATGACAATGATAGATTTCACCCTTTAGAATGGCTTGCAACATATTTCTCCTTCCCCTAGTACCATTCCTTTTTTATCCTCTCAATAGCTTGGAAGAGAGCTTGATTATACCCATCATTCTTGTCATCCATCGGCATCCACTTTCCTTGTTGTTGTGGTATTTTTCTTTTCATCCCCTCTAAGCTCTCGCAAACCTCACGGGCTTGGGAATGAAGTAATGTTTGAATGAAATGCGGAAGTGTCCGTTTATCTGCCCCCGATGCAATACAGTGGCTTTGGAGTACTTTGTAGACTTCGTTGTGTTGCCAATCATTCTTTGGTTGATTCATAGGTTTTCCTTCTTTTGTTTTTTATATTTATTCCAATGTTTCGGGTCATTTTTCAAAGGTTGGCGATTATGTCTCTGTGCTTTTTTTCCTTTCTTCATATCAACCCTCCCCTCAGCCATCAACGAGAGATAGACTCAAGATGGGCGGGAGCGATTATCACAACACATCAGGAAAGCCCTAATATATTGCCGTTTACTCCCGACCAACTTCAATCTACCTTCCCTCGTTGGGGGAGCTATTTAACTTTATGCTTAAATCGTGATAATTGTCCCCAAAGCCTTCCTATTGTCCATTCATCTGGTGTAACGTGCATATATTTAGCAATTTTAACAATCTGTTTCGCTAAAGCAGTTGGAAGCATAATAGTTTGATGTGATTGGTTTTCTTGTATTCTTAAAGTTATTCTCTTATCATCTATGTAACTTTTTATTTTTTTACAAGTACAACCCAACACATCAAACTCATCTGCTACTCCTCTTGCATTAAGAGCACAATTTATTTTATGTTCCTTTTTTCTTCCCGATAATCTATCTACTATTTTTGCAAGTTTTTTATACTCCATAATTTATTTCACCCCCTTTGATAATTCCAAGCTGATAACAAAACGATTAGACATAGGTAAACTCCTCTTGTAATCTGCGTCCTTCTTCTCTTATAAGTATCCAATGATACACATCTTGCTCTAAAACTCTCTCTGTTACACTTTTGGTTCGTTCTATTTCTCGCTCAAGTTCATCATCGGTCATTTCTTTAGGGTCTTTCATACTTCCTCCTTTGCGTGATGCTCACGGTGATATTCTTTTTGGATCATTTTGGCGATTTCAATTGTTCCTTCTCAATCTACCCGAATATCTTTTTGTGTCATATCAGACAATAATTGCCTTGCTTCCTCTAAATACTCCTTCACTCTCTTGTCTTGGCGGGTGTGGGTCATAGGGTTCCTTTCTCCCAAATAGCGGAAACTACTTTTTGCTTTTTACGCTCCAACGCCCTTTCGTGTGCAATATTCTCTATTTTCTCTACCCGTGCCTTTATTCCCTTTTTACGGGCTTCCCATTGATGACTACTAAACACATTTGCTTTATGCTTCGGATACATTCTTCGTGCCATTCGTAATTTTTGTTTATTGTTCATAGTTTATTTATTCCGCAGAGCGGAGACTAACCTAAATAATACCCGCATATTTTACATTCCTTATGACTACCATGCCATGGTTGATTTTCCGAATTAAGTACCCAAACTCCATAAGCTCGCAAATATGAAAGATTGCTCTCAACAGACTTAAAAGTTTTTTCATAAATTCCCTTTCGCTACCGTTGGTTTTTCCCACACAAGCCACTTGAATATCCACCACTTCCGCATAGACACTTGATAGCCTTCTGCCCATAGTTTACAGGTTCTATGACCGCATACAAACGGTTTTTCCAAACACTCTGGTACCATTGTATAGAACTTAGTTATTATCATATTTTCCCTTTCAGGTGAGAACGCTCTGGCTCTCTATTTATATCTTTTACAATTTCAATCAATTTATTCTTAGTTAATGAATATCTTTTTCTACGTTTTTCTTTAGACTCATCGCTATCACCCCATTCTGGCACTTCAACGTTCCATGCAAGTTGCTCAATTATCTCCTCCCCGCATTTCTCTATTAATTCTTGGAAGAAGGTACGGAGAAAATTATTTATATCCTTTGTACGACCTATCTCTCGTAAATTCCACGCCCTTGTACCTACTGTATTTTCATTTGAACATTCAATCCAAAACGCTTTTATTTTCCCCTCTATAAAGTCATGGATGATCATGGGGTAGCCTCCATAAGCTCTGGATTTTCGTATATGTTGCCGATGACTTCAAAATCAAAATCTACATAATATAAATCTCTATCCAACGCCCCTCGTGTATGAGTATTCCTATAAAAATTATTTCCCTCACCACGATTGCACTCTGAAAAATAAATTGAGCCTACATAAAATCCACCGTTACCAAAATTAACTATGTGTTTTTGTTCATAAAACTCACTTTGTTTACCTTGTTCTGACGACTTAAACTTTACAATATCCCCCTCGTAAATCTCTTTCCCTTGCTTATCCTCTAAACCAGTAAATTGCATGAGTTGTAACTCTTTACTATCTTCTACATACACTCCTTTTCCTTGGTCATCCCGCAAATCCACACCGTTTCGCCCAAAATCAATGGCTTCAACTTTCCACATTTTGTTTTTCATCCACGCTCTAAATTTTATTTCTCTCATATACTCCTTTCAAACTCAATTGAATGAGTTAGACCTTACAAGTTTAATAATTCGTTTTGCAAGATTATCTGCTTCTAACCCTGTAATTTCGGTAGTTCCCTTCTCTCGTTCATTCGTTCCTTGTGCCTCAAGTATCAAATACCCAACTTTTCCAACCAACTCATCTGCTATTCCTTGAGCCTTCAACATGGCTTTTGCTTTCGTGGGCGAAATAAATAATTGTTTTAATATCTTTTTCCCCTCTGCTTTTGACATAGGTAGTTCCTTTTTGTTGGTTGGGTTCATATACTTCTCCCTAGTGTTTAGGGGTTAGACAATCTTTAATCTTTTTATGGACAATTACATGGACGTTGTAGTGCTTGTATTGTGCTATTTCCTAAAATAAAATAGTTTTCTTTTAATTTAATAACACTTTTGTGTTTTCGTAGCATATGAGACATTTTGTTATATTCTTTTACAGCAGATTCCAAAGAAAAAAATATACGACCAATAAATGCTTTTTTCATATCCTGTGATCCCATAGGTTCCTCCTGTATAAGAAAAGACTAGACTAACTTAATTTCTATTATTTTTTTACACATTTCTATATCCGATTCCCCAACGTGCACCTCGTGTCCAAACAGTTCTTTTAACCGTTGATATAATTTTTTCCGCCTATAATTTCTGTTTGTTTTATCCGAACCTGTTCTCCAAAGAGGGTCTATCTTTGCGTGAGCTTTTATTCGCCAATCCCGCAGTTCTTTATTTGCCATAGTTCCTAACGGTTTTCTTGTATTATTATGACATCCTACATACGCTTCATCTGTAGGACAGTAATAACACATATAGGACTTGCCATATCGTTTTCCATACACCTTTTCATTAGAAACCCAAAGAGCTTCTTTTCCGCAATATGGACAAAGTATCTTTTTCATACTGTTACCTTAGAGGAAAGCTCCGCTAATTTTTCTTTATAATACACCTCATTAAAGGTTACTTTTTCATTGCGATAACGGACTAAATAGTTATATTCTCTCGAAAAATACTTCATAACAAACTCCATAAATCTAGTTGGATTCCGGTGGAACCAAAAGTGATGACCAAAACAGAGACAGAGTACATTCATCACATCCCATCGCAATCGTATATTTGCTCTATTTTCTATATGCGCCGCCTGGAGTGGTCCACCACATCGTACCCCATCAACCCGTCCATATACCTCGCATTTTCCCCTATTTCCCCGTATGGCTTTACTGAACAATACATCGAGCTTTCGTTTCGCTTTTGTTTTATTCCATTTCTTTGGCTTTGCTAATTTAAGTTTTTTCATATCCCATTCACCTTAGCTAAGTTCAGAAAAATATACATAGTAATAATAGAGATGACGCCATAAAAAAAGTATTCTAGGTTTATATTTCTCATCTTCCTCCTTACTTATTGTTTATATATTTTCAGACGAATCAAAAAACTCTGCCTTCAAGCTTTCAAGCGCTCCTATAGGCATATTTTTAACAAACTCTTTCGCATCTTGAATACCTTGCATATCTCCGAGTGTTCTTCGTAGGTGACAAAACCCGCAGATATGGTCGGGGCTAGAGGTTTGTACTTTTTTGCACGAAATACATTTCATATTATTTCTCCGGCTTGTACGAACAAAAGCTATCATCGGCGTTTCGTGTTGAACAACTCCAGAATGCATATGGTTTGTTTGTTTTCTTGCTTACTCCAGTTTTCCATGTCATAGGTGTTCCGTGGACGCCGCAAGCTGGTGCTTGTGAGGCCGTAGGTTGACTTGTAGCGGCGTTTTGTGGTGAATCCCATACATTCTTCCATCCATGTGAAATTGCGTAGTCTACAAGTGTTTCCGTTTTCTTAACAATATCCTTCATTTTTTCACCCCGGACCGTTAACATAACACCATATCCTTGAATCCATACTTTTATATTTGCTACAGCCGGAGCTTCCGGCAACACATCATCATTGCGCTCATCAACTACCATTTGTGCTTCATCCAAGCTTGCTTCTACGTCTTGTGCCATGTTTGATTCTTCAAAGTCTTTTTTACTTTCGTAGTACGTTTCATTATTTTTGTCGCTCATATTGCCTCTCTTTCTTTTATAAATTTTAATAATGCTTCTTCTTGTGTAATAATTTTCTTCTCTAACCACGTTTGTTGTGCACCTTTATATCCTTGCCGTTTAGTTATAGTTTTGGCTTTCATACATTCTATCCCGCATGAATTGTTCTTCCGGTTTCATGTGTTCAAAGATACTATTCACTTTGGCTAAGACAAAATATACCGCTTCTTCTTTCGTTATCTCTCCTACCTCTACTCTTCGTTTTATTTCATCAACATAGTTGGTAAAGTCACCTTTTTTCATATTACTTAGTTGGTTTATAACCTATACTTTCAATCATTTTTTGACCCATTTTTTTCATTTCCTGGAATGCGTATTTATGTGCGTATAAATCTGCATATGCAATCATGTCTTCCTGATCCACGTTACTCAACCAATTCTCATAATCATCCGGCGCATCGTCAGCCGTCCCGTGATATTGTTTATCATGTACTTCTTTCAAATAGTCCTCAAAAGTTGTGTATTCCATATTATTTGCAGTAAGCACCATACCAAGCTGAGAAATTTTTACGACTTGCATAGATACGTTCTGCTTTGTCTATGTTTAATTTCCAATCCGTCATTCTTTCCGCAGTTTCCCGATGCCAATACAAATTTACTTGGGCGATTCCTGCGTCTGTTGTTCCGTCGGTGTTTACATGAATGACATCCGGGCGCAAACCTGATTCGCTTATAAAACACGCTAGTGCTCTCACCGCTACTTGTCGGCCATGTGGTTGAAACTTTTTAACAATATAAGCGGTTATTTGTTCTAATTCATCGGCTTCATCAGCCGCATACACTACCTTAGCCGAAGCGTTAATACAATCATGTGGACATGGATTTATCGTAGGAGCTTTGGTTATATAAAGAATTGCACCAACTAAAGAGAAGAAAGCTATTGTCCAAAATATGCGGTTTTGGAGCTTGAGTTTGGCGATGTAATCTTTGTGGTGAATTTGTTTCATACTTTTTTATATCCTATACCTATACTTTTAATCATTTTATCAGCCATTATTTCCATTTCTTGAAATGCATATGCATGAGAATAATCATCTGCTAATTCCATAACCGTTGTTAAGTCTAATTCAGTAACCCATTTTTCATACGCATCAGGCATATCATCGTCTAAACCTCGGTAATTTTTACCGTGTTGTTCTTTTAGGTAGTCTTCAAATTCTTTATATTTCATATTAGTATCCTTGATCTTGAAGCTTGCTATTGAATGTCCCTCTATAATTTTCTAACTCATCACCTTTTGTTCCGTCATATTCCATGACTTCAATTTTATGACCAGATAATATATTAGATATAACTTTTAACAGTTTGGTTTTTGATGTGTAAAATTCATCGTCAATTTCTTTTCCGCCGTCTATAATTAATCTATAGGTTTTCATATTTCTTTTAGATAACGTGTGGGCTGTAGGTTTGTATTCCTGTATTCACTTAGAGAAACGCAGATACTTGTTTCTCACTCACTTTTGTTATCTAAAGATACTTTATCATGCGACTATGCCGTATGTCAATACCCCAAAATACTTAGCCTTGTTTAGCCTTGGCTATTTCCTTATTTTCTTGTCGGCGTTTGTTAGAAAGCTTTGCAAGTTTTGAAAAGTATTCGGGGCCGTATTTTTTTAATACCATCTTACCCCCTTTACGACGAGCTTCTAATACTTCAAAACCAAATGCCGCTAATTCTTCTTGTGTGTAGACTTTATCCATATTACTTTTCACAAAATGCCCGTAAGGCTTGTAATGCATCTTTCTTATTTGTATATTCGCCCTCGTTATAAAACATAACCATCTTCCCATGGTTGTCTTTTTCCTTCCCGTACTCGACTCGTACAATGGCTTTTGAGAATTTTCCATGCGTAAGCCAGTAGATAAAACGCTTTTTTGTTCCAACGAAGTACCATTTCACCTTTCCAGCCTTGGAGACCAACTTTAATGTTATTTTCATTCTCTAAAGAATAGTAGCACCTTAGTCGTTAGTTGTCAATCTTTAATTCAAGATAGAGGAGTTCTTTAGATTTCATGCTATTTCCCATACGCTTCTTTTAGTACGTTCTTCCCAATTTGTCCAACTTATACCACAAGAGCAGGTTTCCTTATATTGGTGAATAGCCCAGAAACAATCATGGGCGCTTTCCTCATCCGTTGTTTCAGGTAACCCAGACGGTGCATCAAAATCAAACGCCATCTGCTTTTTATCTATGGAATTTAACATATTCTTCTATTGCATTATCATTACGGATAACATATTCCATAAATAATGGTGCTTGCGTATCAGTAAAATCTTTTACCATCGGCCACCATATTTTTGACGGACATCGTGGATATTTCGGATGAGAAGTAAAAAATGCTTCTATCGTTTGATACAGTACCGGCATCAACTCATCGCTTATAGTTTTTTTCTTAAACATCGGTAATATCCGTGCGTTTACCTCATTTTCAGTTTTTTCCTTTATTCCCCACACGGCCATTTTTGCACACATCTCATCCCATGATTGATGTTGTTGTTCTATTTTTTTATTCATCGGCACGAAACTTTGATCCTTTACCTCAAAAATACCTTTAACCATAGAAACCTTTATGGTGTTATTGCCTAATAGACACGTAACCATCCCGCCATCTTTTTCGACCATATAAGATTCCAACTTTTTCTTTTGATCTTCTGTGACCGTTAGAGTTTTCCCTCCGGTTAAAACAATTTCGTACATCATAATCGCACTACCTCTCCAGGTTTATTTTTTGTATTGTCCTCAATAAGCCAAACCTTAAACGCTTCGAGGACGTTAGGATACGAACGAGCGTTGGCTTTTTGCCATGCTCGGAATTTGTCATAGAGTTTATCTATATCTGCATTTGGATATTTCCTTTTAAGAAATGCTTTTTGATTAGTGGTAAGGTTGAGTATCCCTCCCCTTTCTTTTGTATAAGTTTCTTTTGTATAGTTTACTTTGTGTCCACCCCGATTGGTTACTTCCGTACCCCGATTGGTTACCGAAATACCCGAATTGGTTACTTTATTATGGTAACCCCGTTTGGTTACCTTGCTATCAATCCAGAGCGTATAATCCTTCTGAAATGATATTTTATAACCATTTGGGGTTACTATATGCCTATCAATAAGTATTTTCTTTGTTCTCCATACGTGTTGTTTTCTTAATCCTGTTAATTCCATAATTTGACTTCCCGATATCCAGTCTTCAGTTTTATGCCACCCATACGTTTTTCTCCATAACGCCCATAAAAATCTACTCTCATAAGGAGAGAGTTGTGTTTTTGCTAAAGCCTCTACAAGCTCATTGGCGAGCGATGTCATTCCATTTTCTACTTGTGGACTAGCCATTTTCTTTCTCCTCTTTATTTACTATGCCGACTGCTTTCATAAATGCCGCAACTGGATAGTTGTGCCACCAAACAAAAGACTGAGCTTTTTCCATAATCTTTCCCATCTTTTCCGGTGTATATAGTTTTGCAAACCGCATAAGAATTCCCTGCCCTTTTTTATCTGCTATCTCCATTTTTTCTGCTGTAGCTAGTGCTACGGATACAAACGGTAACATATACTCACCTCCTTACCAATCAAATTTATACTTATCAATATCTTGTAATGGTTCGAGTTTCAGCGTTCGTTGATACATGGTCATAGGGTGTCCGGGGATAAGTTTTTCCATGAGAAACTTCTTACTCTCACTTTGGTATCTTTTTGGATCAATTATTTCTTGACCATTTGGTGTTCGGATAAGTAGCATTCTTTTTGTTCGCTTTGCTAGATCAATCCATTTATCACGAATCGCATAATTCGCTGTTCCATAAATGGATTTAGACAAAGGAACCACTAAATATTTTTGTAGTGTATAAGGTTTTTCTGTAAAATTTTCCATAAAAATAGGCCCTGGGTGGCGAACACCTTAGGGATGTTCACCAACCAAAGCCTAAAAAAATGAGTCCCCAGTTCCCCTAAGCTCATTGGACTTTAATTGATGTCACTAATAACAATATACCTTATTTCACACCTTGTCAACTTTTTTCAACTAATCTCTATTTCTCCTTGTTCTACGGGCTTCTTTATCAGTTCTTCAAATTGTTCTAACCGTTCTTTCCAACCAAATAAGTTCCATTGAGCGAGTTGTTGTGCCATGCCAAACGGAACGCCATATAAGTCATAAAATATATCATGTAAGGCTTGGTTAGAATCTGGTGAGTCCAAGCGACATACTTTCGTTTTTGGTAGACTTTCCGAGTTCATAGAGATACTTATCAAGTGAGCGGAGGGCATAAATAAATCCTCCTGTCACCATCACTCGTTGTTCGGAAGTAAGTTTCCCGCCAAACACATCAACAATAAGTCCCGCACCTTCCTGAATGAGAAAACCGACGATACTCAAAAGCCCTAACCTAAGCGCTTCTTTGACTGCCTCCCGTAATGCTGCTTTAATTTTTTCCATATCAACTCACCTCCAGTCCTACAAGTTTTCTTACAAACGCTATAAAGTATTTACCCGCACTCCAATCAGGCAACGCCATGCCATCCTTAACCTTCTGTAGTGCCTCTGAAAGGTCTTTTGCCTGCGCTCCCAGCTCTTTGACCATCTCTTCCGATTTTGCAACCCGTTCTGATAGTTTTGTATTCTCTTCTAACACTTCGTTAAAGTTATTGGTAAAGTTCGCCATCTTTGCCTCTAAGTCGGCAATCTTGGTATTAGCTTCTTGTAGTTGTCGGTCTTTATTTTGAAGCGCATCTTCAAGAGTAGAGAGTTTCTTCGCCTCTGCGACTGCGGTTTCTACGTTCGCTCCTACGCCAAGAGCTTCACATACGGCGATAAAATAATTCCAATTTTCATCCCGTTTTTTCCGTACAATGTCTAATTCTGCTTGTAAAATGGCTGTGGTATCTGCAGCAGGTACGGTATTTTTGGCTCGTAGCCACCCTGTTACGTTAAGATAGGTATGATTTTGAATATGACAGGGACTTCCTGTAGGAAAGTTCTGATCGAAGCTCTTAAAGGTATCTACATTGCCTTCTATAAAAACCGCTATATGACCCGGTGAAGGCTTCCAGACAATGATATCTCCTTCTTTAGGGATATTGGTGAGAGTATTAGGTATCCAATCGTAATTATCTCCTGCCTTTGATGGAAAATCAACCGCATTTGTCCACTCTATGATGGGGAGTCCGAGAACTTCACGGATATAGGCATTAGCAAGATCTACGCATTGGTTTTCTGCCCCCACGCTTCCCGCTACTTCTAGCCACTTTCCATTATATTTGATAATAAAATTAGTTAGCGTCATCGTTCAATTCCCATCACACGCTGTAACAGTGGTTGAATCATATTTTTATATCTTTTCCCATAATACCACTCAAAATTCCAGCTACTCCAGCTATGCCCATTGAAATCCATCGGGTGACATTATTTTGCTGTTTGATCTCGGCTATATCTTCACGAATATCTTTGAGTGCTTGAATAGTCATACCATGAAATTCCGCATTTTGGAGGCGATATGCCTCTGCTGAAGTTATTTCATTCCAAGATTTATTGAGCATATATTCTCCCTGATGTTAATGACATACGTTAATAAATTAAATACGGAAGTCCTTTTGTTCCTGCTAATCCGATAGCTACGAATGTCCCACCTGATGTAAACGTATGAATCGTATAGGATCCATCCGTTGTTATTGTCCCACCTGTACAGGTTCCGAAGTCTGAAGTGAGATAGCGGATAATAACAATGCCTGAACCTCCGGCGCCCCCATTATACGCTGTAGCTGTACTTCCCGCTCCTCCTCCGCCACCCCCCGTATTGGCAGTTCCAGCCGTACCATTTGCATTCACTGCTCCTGCACCGCCGCCGCCGTCCCCTCCTGCCCCAGCCGTTCCTCCATTATAGGTCCCCCCGCCTCCTCCTCCGCCATAGACGACTGCCGATCCTGAAATTGAGTTTGAGGT